CAATGAAAACGGAACTGTTGTATATGACTCAGATTATTGGAAAGATAGAGTGGCTACTCAACCAACATTAGATAAGAATGATCCTAGGATATCACCAATAGTTGCTGGATTGTTTCAAAGGCTAAAGCCAATTGTTGAAGAATTTTACAAGGTAGAGGTTATCCCCACTGGCACAACAATTGTTAAATGGCTTCCTGGACAGTTTCAAAAACCACATGCAGATAAAGAACTACACGAAGGTCCAGATGCTGGCACACCAAATGATTTTCCTAACTATGATCTTTCTAGTTTATTTTATTTAAACGATGACTATGAGGGTGGAGAGTTATATTTTCCACTACAGGGAGTACAATTTAAACCTAAGAAGGGTGCAGCATATTTTTTCCCAGGGGATAAAAATTATATTCATGGAGTAACAGAAATTAAAAGTGGTGTTAGATATACTTGCCCATTTTTCTGGGAGATTACAAAGCACACTGGGGAAAAGCAACCATGACAGAAAACTCTATAGAATCAATTGAGATATACCCAAATATAGTTGTATACAAGAATGCTTTTAGTGATATCTTAGATACTTATAATGCACTAAAAAATTCTATTGGTGAAGAAGAAGATTTATTTAGTCCATGGACACAGTGGAGTATTTTTGGAGAGTATCTAAATCCAACATTTAAAGGTTTACCACATAGACTAGATATTGAATCTATTGAAAAAATAGAAACTAAAACAGAAAAGCAAGAAAGTCAAAAAAGGGCACTGCTTGAACTATTTAAGGGTTTTTATACAGTAACAGGAGACTATATCTCTAAGAGGGATATTGATTTTGATAAAGAGAGATTGGTAGAAGCAAAAGATGGAACTAAAACACAAGATTGGGTGATTAATGGTCCATCGATAGCAAGGTATAGAACAGATATAGAGGGTGAAGTAGCAATGACATATCACTCTGACTATATTAGAGAGCCAATCGTAAGCCCAGGATATAAGTTTGCAATTACAGCACTTGCTTATTTTAATGATGACTATGAGGGCGGAGAAATTGATTTTATTGTAGATGGTGAAGCCTTTATGTATAAACCAGAGGCAGGAGATTTTTTGGTTTTTCCATCAGGTCACCCAGATATATTGACAAAAAATGGATCTGTTTATATTCATGGCGTAATGCCTGCAAAAGGAGCCAACAAGTATCTTTCTAGAATGTACTGGATGAAGTATTCTGTTGGTGATAATGAGTGGTTTGAAAAAGAAGAAGAGTTTGGCAAAGAAGTATGGCAAAGTATGCAGCCAGAAATAATGGAAAAGTTTAGATCTGAACATCCAAACAGATTTAGTGCACAAAATGAGAGAAGGATAAAATGAACCTAGATAATAAAGTAAGGCTAACAGAAGACATTATTCTTTTTGAAAACTTTTTAAATGAAGAAGAGTGCAAAAAGACAATTCAAGTTTTAGATGCCCAGGCTGCTAACGAGAAGATTAGTTGGACACCAATATCTTTTTATGAATCATATTCTTCTGTTTTACCACAAGACGGAGATGCAGAACTAGAAGAGTTTGGGCTATCATCAAACTTTTTTTCTGATGTTAAAAGTGGAATAATTGATGCAGTTGCTTCTGTCCATGAAATTCCTAGAGAAAAAGTTGTTCAGATTGGTTACCATACACAAAAGTGGGAGCCAGGAGCATATGCACGACTACACTCAGACAACACAGATGAACATGGAAATACTGGACCATTTGAAAGAAGCAGATATGCTGCATTCTTATATTTAAATGAAGATTTTGAGGGAGGCTTATTGAGATTCCCAAGCCATGATATTGAAATTCCTCCAAGAACTGGATTGCTTGCAGCATTTGCTGGGGGACATAAGAATATGCATGAAGTAACACTAATCACTAAGGGTGTTAGATATACTCTAGGTTCATTCTGGGATGATAGAGAAGAAGATGCTTATCCACAAGAACTTAGAGATCAGTGGAAAGAAGAAATGCAAAAAATTAGAGATGCTCAAAAAGTTGAAAAAGAAGAGTGGCAAAAGTTACTTCAAGATGGATATAAACTTGATGTAGAAGGAAGACCATATAAGGCTGAGGAGTTGGGATAAATGACTGCATTTTTAAAACAAGAATTAGAAGATGGTGGATTTGTAGTAAATGAAATTGTAGACAATGTTATTGTTGTTGAAAATTTTTTATCTCCAGATGACCTTAAAATTATTACAGATATAATTGATGGCTTGCCAGAAGAAGACTGGTTTATAGAATATACACAAAATCTTAAAAGGTTTTGTTTAGAAAAGTTTGGCAGAGATGATGTAGATAATTTAGTTGCAGAGGGAAAGTTTGAGATAACCCAAGGATGGGAAGATAAAAACTATAACCTTGAAAATGAACCAGTCACACACGGTATTATTGAAAGACTAAATCGTTTTGTTAACTTGGCAGATCCATCACTAGAGGCAAGTGGCCTAAAGACTTTGCAGAGAATGCAAGAGGGTATCCAGTTAAAGGCTCATACAGATCAAGATACAGATCCATCCATTAGATATGCCACAATTATATATATAAATGATAACTATAACGGCGGTGAGTTATTCTTTACCAATAAAGATATAGAGATAAAACCAAAGCCTGGGTCTTTGATTGTATTTCCTGGTACAAGTGAATTTAATCATGGAGTAAGACACGTACAGGCTGGCCCAATCAGATATGTTTTGGTTGGTTTTATAAAGGTTATAGATTTTTATAAGAATAACAAATACTAGGGAAATGATGATTCTATGAATAAAGTGATGATAGAAAATAAGATTTATTACTATGAGGATAGTGTTAAAAATTTTGATAAGTTAATGCAGACCATAGACGAAGTTGATGCTCTTGATAAAGAGTATGGAAGAGAAACTTGGCTAGATTGGACAGCATCTAACGATAAAAGTTTCCTTTATGGTAAAACTAAAACTTTTGATATGAATCAAATAAATAATATACTTATAGATCCAGACTACAAAGAAAAAATGACATATATTTATAACAATATTATGGAGTCTTTTTATGATGTATCTGCAGACTATGCCAAGACAATTGGAGATAATGATAAGCCACGACTATTTCCAACATTTAATATTAAAAAATATAATTCAGGTATTGGCATGGGGTCTCACTTTGATCAGTTAGATGGCGATAAAACTCTTAGATACTCTCTTGTAATGTATCTTAATGATGATTTTGATGGAGGAGAGATATCCTTTTTATTGTCAGACTATGAAGATGTTAGCAAGGTTCCTGCTCCAGAGTTAGACTATGAAGAGGCTTTAGGTAAGGGTAAAATACAATTTGGTCTTAAGCCAAAAGCAGGAAGCATTATTATTTTCCCATCTTCCGCCCCATATTATCACACAGCACATTTAGTAAAGAGTAACTTTAAGTATATGGTTCCAAGCCACTGGATACACAACAATATGGAACTAAATGAAAATCAGGAAGCATATGGACACATTTAATATTGAAAAAATACATAATGTATGGATCTTTAAAAATGCTTTAAAAAATTGCAAAGATCTTATAGAGTATTTTGAAAAAAACCGAGATTGGCAAGATTGGTACTTATTTGGTACTAATGCATCTGTCTCAGAACATGGTTGTCAGTTTTCAAGTTTTCCTAATGTAGAAGATTTTAAAAAACAAATATCTACTTATCATTCTGATCGTAATAAAAGTGAGTCTGATATTTATTTTGAGAATCAAATTAATGATTTATTTTATGAAGTTACAAAACAATATGTAGAAGAAAATAATATAGAGTTTGATAATTGGATTTACTCAGGATGGAATATAGCAATGTATGGTCAGCAGGAAGATGCTGCATACAATATGTCATACCATACAGACTATCAAAGAGAGTTAGAGCATATGCCAGGCGTCAAGTTTGGCCTTACTGCAGTCTTTTATCTAAATGAAGGATACACTGGAGGAGAAATTAACTTTAAGATTTTTGCTGATAAGGACTTGCAGGTTATTGAAAATGAGTTTTCGTATAGCCCTGAAGAAGGAGATATTATGGTGTTTCCGTCTAACCATCCAAACTACCACGGCGTTAATGCAACTACCAAGGGGAAAAAATATATCATTAGAACCTATTGGAGATATAACTACGAGGGTAGCGCTAAGTGGCTAGAAATGCAAGAAAAGTATGGGAAAGAAAAATGGCAAGAAATGGAAGATGAGCGAGTTACCTTTATTAAGAGAAGGAATAATGCTAGAATTATAAATGAGATTCCTTGCATCATTAGTTTTGAAGAATACTATGGTAAACTTGAAAGCATCAATAATAAAGGAGATCAAAATGGATAAAGAAATATTAGAAAAAAATGTTTACTACTACAAAAATGTTATCCCAGACCCAA